GCGAGTTCCGATTGGTTCATCACAATCTCCGTCATCTCCTTACTTCCCTCCTACTTGATGACTAACCGATAGACGTTTCGTAGCATTGTGCGCGGCTCTGCGGGCGTCGGCGTGATGCTCGCGTCCAGCCCCAGCAGCCAGCGTTTGATGTGGAGCGCTTTCCCGACCGGCTGGCGCACCACCAGATGCGCCGCCGTCCCGCTTGACCAACCCATCTCCGGCGCGATCTGCGCCAAGTAGCGATACTTCGCATCGAGCAGCCCGCGGATGATCACCCCCTCGTCGGTCAGTTCCAGCGCGCCGTAGCCGATCTGGTCTTCAATCAGAATAAGCCCGCTTTCGGTCTTGATCGGTTGCGCGTGGTTGAGCCAGATCGGAGTTTCGCGCAGTCGCCCGAAATCGGTTTCTCGCGTGAAGAACTCATTTTCGAGATCAACGGCGTCGGGATTACCGAATACCACCAGCAACCCCTCAACGTCGCCGCTCTCGACCGCCTTCAGCGCCGCGCCGGGCGCGGTCTGCCACTCCATCTCCTCACCTCCCCTTCAGCACCGCGATTGCTTCCTTCTTCGCCGCTTCCGCCGCGTCCCTCAGCGACGCCCAGCGCCCGCGGTGAACGCGGGCTTGGGGCATTCCGTAGACGTAGCGCGCATACGACGCGGTGTTCTCGACGATCCGCGACGTTTTCGACAGTTTCTTGATCCGTAACTTCTGCCGCAGATTGCCCGTCCGCCGATAACGCGATCCGGCGGGCGGCGGCGGATAGATTTGCATCATACCGTGCGCAGCGGTCGCGCCCGCGTCGAGCGCGGCTTCGATCCGCGCCGAACGCGGCAGCAGTTTGCGCAATGCATTATCCAGATCGACAGAGACGCTAACCCGCATCGATCCGCTCCAGTCTGACGCCGCACCGACAGCGCGGGTGCGCCGGGGGCCCGCTCCGCCCGCCCCACTCGTCCTCGCGCTTGCCGTGGAGCGCCCCGCAGATCGGACACACGCGCTCGTCGTTTGCGGTCTCCCAAATCATCACGTACTCCAGATTATGCTCGGCGCGTAGTCCTTCTCTGTACGCCCGCACGCCCGCCGTTGCAGCTTCGGTCGCGGCGGTGATGGCGACGGTCTCGGCACGCTTCGCACCGACGACCGGTTCTATCATCTGGATGAGTTCGGCGCGATCCGCCCCCGGCATCCGTTGCCAAGCAGCAACCGCGCGGGCGATGTAGTCGCGCGTGTACGGATAGAGCAACTCTTCCACCTGGCGGCGCGTCGCTTCCTCCGCCCAATCCGCCAGCAGCGCATCGACGTTGACGGTTACGCCGATCGCTGCGCGCATCTCGTCTGCAAACAGACGCGCAATCGTCTCGATGTTGCGGCGCATTGCGGGATAGAGCGTCTCGCTGAACATCTGCGCCGTAATCTCGTCTGCGCCGTCAAGCATAACTTGGCGTAATTGCAGAAACGCGCGCTTGAGGTCGCGGTAGAGTTGCACCTCGTGCGGCAGCAGTTCCGGTTCGGCTTCGTCCTTCTTCAGCGACTTCGCTGCCTCCTCCTCCGGTTCCGCACTTGCCGCACCGTTGACCCCCGCCAGCCGCAGCGCTGTTCTCACATCGAGACCGGCAGCCACCGCCTCCCGCGCTATCGCCAGCCGGTTGCGCAAACGCAGCAGTTCGCGATCCGCGTCATCTTCGACAAACTGCGGGAGGTCAAGCCGCGCCCGCGCTTCGTTCAGTGTGAGCACCGGCTGTCCGGTGAGGCGCTGGATTGCTTCCGCCTTCTCCAACTCTGCGTTCTGGACGGCATCAATCCGCGCCTCGTTGCAGCGCAGCGTCTGGTTGTACGCGACGAAGTGCGGCTGGAGCATCGCCGTAATCTCGCGTGCGCGGGTGAGGATCGTCAGAAGAATGAACGTCTGATAGTCGCGCAGCGCGGTCGCGTAGTTGCTCGCGCTGCTGAAGACCAACGACATTGGAACCTGAAACGCAGTCAGCATCAGTTCCGCCGCGCGTTGCAGCAATTCCGGTTGCACTGCGTCGGAGAGCGTATCCCCCAGCGTCACCGTTTTGATCTCGCTCGACAGCGCGAGATGCCGGAATGCGTTGCGGATGCCGCTGACGAGTTGGCGCAGCCACTGCTCAAAGCGCGACCGCTCGGCGTCCGTCGGGCGCTGGGCGAACATCCACACCGTCGGGCGCACAGCGCCGCGCTCGAAGTACGCCGTCTGATACCGTTCGGCAGCCAGCAGCGCGCGGGCTTGCGTCAGCGCGGTCGTCACCAATCCAACCCCCGGCTCAACCTCGCTGCGAACCGACGGCTCCCAGAGGTGCAACAATTCTGTTTCCGGCTCTAACCGGATTTCAGTGTTGTTCGCGCGGCGGGTGAACCCGACCAGCCCGCGCTTTGCGTCGGTGATGGGCGAGATGGTGCGCGGGTGCAGACGACGGAGACCAAGCGACGCTGCGGGATCGCGCAGCAGATACGCCGCGCCGTAGAGACACAAATCGATCTCAATCCCGCGAATGAGCGCTGCCAACCTCTCTGCGTCGAACGCCACCAGCGTACCGCGCCGCGTCGTAATCTCCCACGGCAGCGACGCGAGGGCGTTGGCGCGCAACGTCACCGCCGTCCGCACCACCGCGACGCGCTCATACGCCGTCTCCACATCGACCGCATCGCCGTCGCCGAATACGCCCGTCCACGCAGAGGGCAGAAAATCATCCAAGTTGAGCGCTTTGATGTCGTAGCGCTCAAACGGCGACAGTACGAGTTGTGCAGTCGTTCTAGACATCAAACAGCACCTCTGCGCTTCGCAACGCGCCCCACACCGCCAGCGCGAGCGCGATCACGCCGTCGTCGTGACACCCCTCCGGCGCGCTGTAGCGCGCGCGACCGGACGCGCCGATCTCGACGCTGAACATCTCCAACTCGCCGAGCAGCCAGTCCAGCGCGGGCAGCGTAATCGTTCGCTGCTCCAGCGCGAGCGCGAGCGTGTCGATCAGCAGCGGTTTTGTCGCTGCGGTCGTCGTAAACGCCTGGACGGGCAGCCCGGCGCGCTGCAACTCTTCGATGTTCGGCGCGCCGATGCTGTTCGCCTCCGCAATCACCGCGCCGCACCCGTTCCGCTGCCAGAACGCCAGCAGCGCGCGGCGCTGCGCTGCGAAATCCACATCAACCAGACGCTCAACGTCAACAACGCAGCGCGTCTGCGGATCGAGCGCGATGTATACCGTCGCGTCCTCGTAGCGCCCCCAATCCACGCCGATGACCGCAGCCTCGTCGCTGCGGACGATCTCGCCGACACAACTACGAACGTTGCGGAACACCGCACCGCCGTCGTCGAGGAACTCGGCGTCCAACTCTTGGCGCGCCGCGCGTTCGGTCATCGCAGATCGCAGCAGCGCGATGTCCGCCGGATCGAGACGCGGGTTGTCACTCGTTGAACGCCGGATCGTCGCCCAGCGCGGATCGTCAAGCGCGGTCTGGTGGATGCGCCAGAAGTCGCCGCGTCCCTTCGGCGTCCCGGCGAGGATCGCTCTGCCGCGCCGGTCGAGCAGCGCGGGGATCAGATTTTCGCGCCAGATGGTCTCTAGGTTTCTGACCAAACCCGCCTCATCCACAACGATCAGATCGTATCCGCGCGACCTTCCCGCGTTCTCGTTGTCCAACGACCAGAACTCGACACGCCCGCCTGTGGTTGTATCAATCCGCCGCTCTGCTTTGTGTTCATCAGCAACCGGCGCGCGCAACGTCCGGCGCACTTGTTCCCAGACCGGCAGCATCAACTTGTACGTCGGGGCGAAATACCCGACCGTCTGCCGCCGCACCAGCGCGGCTTCGGTGAGCATTCGCGCCAGCAGATGCGATTTCCCCCACCGCCGCCCCGCGCGCAGGTGCACAAACCGCGCGTTGCGGGTCTGTTCCGCAACCGCGCGCTGGTCGGCGTGCAACTGGGGCAAGCGTATCTCATACCGTTTTGACGAACGCCGCCTCATCGACGATCACCAGTACGCTCTGATCGGCGTTCGGTTGCTCATCGAACTGCGACAGAAACAGCCGCGCCGCAGCGACGCGCGCGCTTGCCGGCTCGTTGTCGTTGACAACGATCATAAACAGCGCACGCAACACCGCAGCGCGGGCTTCGTCTGTCAGCAGTTCGTCTACGGTCATTTGTACTTGTAGTACTTCCG